AGACGTTGGTGCATGGATTTATCTACCTAAGTCTGTTGCAGGTGCATGCGTAATGGCATACTGTGATAACTACGTTGCAACATGGATGGCTCCAGCAGGTGTTCAGAGAGGTCAAATCACATATACTCATGGTCAGTTAAAGAAGCTAACCGACAATGAAGTTGGTGAATTGTATATCAACAATATCAATACATCAAAGAATTGTGGTCCAGCTTATGGCGAATGTCTATATGGTCAGAAGACTGCATTGAAGAAGAACTCTTCATTGAATAGAATTAACGTTCGTAGATGCTTGAACTTCATCGAAAAGAACTTGAAGTATGCATTGGAACCATATCTATTCCAGCAGAACACACCTAATACTCGTGCTTCAGCAAAGAACGTAATCGATTCCTTCTTGAACAGAGTAAAGGCTGGTGAAGGTATTCTAGCTTATGCAACTTCAGTTACCGAAGATAAGGATGATCCACATATCATGAATGTTTCTATTAAGGTTCTACCTGCAGAAGCAATCGAATTCATTGATGTTAAGATCTTTATCGAAAAAGACAAGTCAATGGTTATTGAAGAAGAATAAGAAAATTAGAAATAATTTATTAAAGTCTAAGACCAAAAGTCTTAGACTTTTTTATATTTTAGGAATAAAATTAAATAGGTGAATTATGAATTTTACAGATATAAATGAAAAAATAGATACTATTGAAGGTAATTTCGAAGTAATCGATAGATATATTTTTGATTGGATTTTGAATTTACAGAATGAAGAAAATACTTATGGTCATTTAGTTGAATTTGGAGTACATAAAGGAAAGAGTCTATGTAAATTGGCTCAATATCAAAAAGGTGCTGAACATGTATTGGGCTTAGATCTATATTTGTCACAAGAAGGTGCAAAATCAAATGTATTGAATTCATTGAAGAAAACATCCACTATTCAATTAGCTTTAGTAGATTTATTTCCAATTCAATCTACATATTTCCAAGATTTTAAATTCACAAATGAAAAAGGTGTACACGTAAATTATTTTAAGAAGACAAGATTTTTACATATAAACTCTATCTGTAATGGAACTGAAACATATAGTAATTTGGAATTAGCTGACAAATTATTAGATAATAATGGAATTATTGCAATTAACAATTGGAACAATCCATTATATCCTGATGTAATTGATGCATTTTATAGATATATAGCAGTTCATCCAAATTCATATAAGATTATAATGACTTCTGATAATAAAATGTATGCATGTCGACCACATGAACATCAAAATTTTATTTGGAGAGCTGAAACAAAGTTATTGCCATTCTTAAAGGATAATTATAAGAAAGCATATACAGCAATTCGAACAAAGAATTATGTAGATACTGCTAAGATAGTTATTACATCTAAGAGAAATAATCTTGACAATCAAAATCCAGCTATAGATATATTAGTATAAATAAAGTATGGAAACTGATAAATCTACAATTAAATCTATTTGGTCAAATGACTTTTATGAAAAGCCACCACAACCATTGTGGGCTTTTGAAATAGTATTCAATGATTATACAGATATTGATAGTACTGAAGATAGAAAAACATTGCAGAAGGCTGCAACAAATGCAACGTTAGCAGAACGTAAAATAAATATGGTACCAACTTATTTTGGTGGTGCTATGTTTATGCATCCTGCTCGTTCAGAACATGCAGACCAAATAACAATTGGATTTAATGAAAATGAAGATTTAGATATTACTGCTATATTACAGAATTTATTTAATAAGACTGGAATGAATCAAAATTGGCCTGAAAAATCTGGTGGTAATACTGATGATGCAAATATGCAGTATAGAACTGGTAAAGGTCAGAATGTAATTAAAATAAAGTTAATTAAACCAAATAAAAATTGGGAATATGGATTGGATGCTCCAGAAGCATACACATCAAAGATTTTTACATTCTATAATTGTCAGTTAATGAATATAAGTTCAGTTGAATTAGATTATTCATCAGACGAAGTAATGAAATTAACAGCAACATTCCAGTTTGATTATATGAAGGTGACTAAATCTGGTAGTACTGATCAGACAATCGGTAGCGATACTAGTTGGTGGAGAATGGCTTAATGGAATCTATATGGGAACAAACAAAGTATGGCGCTATGGCGCAAGAAGTATTAGCTGACCCACAACCAGGTTGGCTATTTGATATATACTTTCTATCTAAGCATGGAGAAGATTTAAAAGAAGAAATTAAAGATTTAAGACCAATCAGTATTGATTTACCTAAATATGAAACAGTTTTAGTTACGCAATCATTTCTAGGTACAGAAAAATCATTTCCAATAAATCGTAAGTATTCAGGTGATACTTCTATGGAATTCTATATTCGTGTTGAAGATAATAACAAAGGAATTTATAATTTCTTAGCACGTCTGCAACAGAATCAAATGACTTTTCCACATTTAGAACGTGATAGAACCTTTGATAAAATACGTTTGACTATGAGAGATAGAAGATTAAATAGTACAACTTCATATACATTCATGAATTGTATTATAACAAATTTCGAAATGGGTCAAATGTCTTATGAAGGTGAAGAAATGATTAAGTGCACACTTTCATATCATTATGATTTCTGGGAAAAAGATTCTGAAAAATCTAATACAGAAGTAAGTATTGTTAATACTTCTAATTCTATAGTGAGTGTTTAATGGACGGTTTAACTGACGTATTATGTAATTACATTTATTCATCTTTTCAGAAGCTAAAGAAAGCTATTGAAAAGATTGAAAAGATATGTAAAGAATATGTTAAGAAATTGATTAAGGTTGCAGATGGCATCAAGAATGTCATCCGTTTAACCATGTCCGATGCTGTCGCAAAAATAAATCAAGCTATAGAAGATATTCGTAAGAATATAAAACCGTTGCTAATAGATGGGCCAGGAAAAATTCCTATTCTTTGTGATGATATGTGGAACTGTTTGGCTCTATTACAAGAATTACTTGATAGTGGCTCTGCATTCTATAAATCTATCAAGAAGAATGTATTAAATCAATGTATGAGTGAATCTCAGAAGAATATAGCTGACCATTTAAGTGATTTAATTGGTGACTATATGAAGTTCAGAGATATTATCTGTAATAGTTCATTTGGTATTGAATTCTCTATTGATGCTATTAAGCTATCATTAAAGACTTTCAAACTAAGTGCTATTAACTATGATAAATTATTAGGAAAGAAATTGAAGATATTGAATGGTCAGTTAGATACATATCTTCATATTATCATGGACCAAGGTTTATGTGATTTTATGAATGCATTGATTAGATTCTTTAACTGTGCATTCGGTACAAATTTCTCTGAAATTGATAGTGAGATTAATATTGATTTGAACCCATGTGCAGAAATTTCAACTGCGCAGAACTTCTTCAATGATGTATTGGCAACAGTCCATTTAATTCAGGTCGGAGATACATACGAATTAGACCCAGAATTTAAGGCATCAATTGTTTCAACTGTAGAAGCAATGAGAGAAATATGTCAAGATGTTATTGATAACATTGACCAATTAAATCAGATTATGGTCAATCCTACTGAAGTTAAAGTTGGATTTAAAGGATATGAAAATGCAGCACATGTATTCCCAGGTCAAGTGTCTGGAAGAGATATTAAGAACGCATGGAATAATACAAAGGCTGCAGTAAATGGTATAAAGACCGGTCAATGGACAGCAAAGAAAATGTATAAGAAGTATTTGACAAATAAAAATACTATTGTAAATGCATTCTTTGAAAAGAAAACAAAGCAAACTACTACATTAAAAGCTAAGCCAAGTAAGACAATTTATTTCGGTTTGAATAATGTAAAAGGTTCGGGTAATAAATATAGCAGATCTTGGATTTTAAGTCATACATTTATTGATGATGAAGGTAATGTATATGTCAAAGATGGATGTGATTATATTTTGTTAGACAATCTTCCAAAATATACTCCAGCAGATGTAGAGAATTATACTCCAGAACTTGATTATATGACTGATGGTTCAGATATTAGTAACGATGAAACAATTGTTGATCCAAAGACTGGTGAGTTAATAAATCAGACTGAATGTTCAATAAGAATTTCTAATGATCCAGATTCAGATTTAGCAGTTCGCTGCAAACAGATTTGGAGTACTATAAATAATATGTATAATGAACAAAATATTGTTCGCAAATACTAACTATTTTAAACAACTTAAAATGAGGTGAATAAATTATGGATAATATAAATGATATTCTAAGAGCAAAAAGAATCGTTCGTCAGAACGGTTATACAATTAAGAAGCCAGCACGTGATTACGACTATGAACGTGAAGATCGTATGAATTTGATTCGCGCAAAGCGCATTGTAAAGGATGCTGGATATTCTTATGTAAAGCCAAATGATGGTGTCACTGATAATGCAGATGATTTTGACACTACACCAACACGTAGACGTTATCAGGATGATTATGAACCACGTCCACGTCGTCGTGTAGCAGATGATTTCGATGACGATTATGATGAACGTCCACCACGTGTTCGTGATGAATTCGAACCACCTGTTCGTCGTAGACCTCGTCCAGTAGATCAGGATGATGATTTCTATGATGATGTTCCACCTGTAAGACGTCGTCCACGTCCAAGTGATGATGACTCATTCACAACTCGTCGTCAGCGTCTAGAACGCCCAGCTCCAGTAAATGGTGGAGATGAACCTAATTTCCCAGGTCGCAGACGTATGAGAGAACCTGTTAAGCCAGAAGGAGAACCAGCACCAGCTGCAGCTCCAACTCCAGCTCAGACAGATGCAACACCAGCTCCTGCAGCAAATCCAGCTCCCGCAGCTCCTGCAGCACCAGCAACTGAAGATAAGCCTCGTCAGAAGACACGTCAGGAAATCTATCAGGACATCGCTGCAAAGTACGTCTAATATAAATTAAATAATTTTATAAGAGGTGCAAAAAATGCGCCTCTTTTTTATTATTATAAATAAGATATGAACAAAGAAGATTTTGAATTACATCCTCATTATCCTCCATATCCTCCACCACACAAAGATGGTTCATATCCAAGATATTGGCCATATTGGCCTCAATGGCCAGCAGGTTGGCATGGATGGAATGATACAGAACCAGCATCAGTTGGTCCTTGGGGTTGTTGTCCTCCTCCACATCCAGATGACTGTGTATGTGTGACTCAGCAAGATATTGATAATTGGAATAATATCAGTGCAGTATCTGCTTTATCAGGATTGGATTTAAGTCCTTTATCTTCAATTAGTGGAATGGATTTACCATATAGTGCTACTTTATGGAATTCATGCTATGAAACAGTATATGAAAATAGTGCAATGTGGAATGGTATCTCTGGTCTTCCAGAATTATCAGGATATGTATCAGCATTCTCTGCATGGACAGTAGATAAGATTGACGAATTATCAGCTCATCAAAATACAGTTATAATAGATAGAGATTTTTATCCTTATTCATTAGAAGGTAATGGAACTTCTGCATGGCCAGTAGGTTTAACAAGTCATGTAACGTCATTGTTGCATTATCTAGATACTGGTAATTATTATGACACAGTAGAAGCACTAAAACATGGTGGTCTACCTCGTGTTCCAGAACATCCATGGATTGCACCAATGAGTGCAATTAATAAACTAGAGAATAACGATACAAATTTATTAGATCAAATTCAAGGTATAAAAGCTGAACAGCAAGAGATTTGGCAAGCGATTGAACTTATATTAAATATAATTACTGACAAATATAGTAATATCCCTGATTTACAGGATGATATTAGACATTTAACAGATAAGATTGGTGCGCATAATTTTGTACAAAATAATGGCAATCCATGATAGTTATAAATAATATAGGTTAGGATATGGAACAGGCTTTAAAAATCATCGCAACAGGTAATCCTTTAGCAATAGTCGCATTGCTAGCAATTGTTATTGTATACTTAGTAATTAAGTACGAACGTAAAGGTACTGCAGAAAAGCGTGATAAAGAAAACGCTGATCTTGTAGCTAAATGTAAGAATTATGCTGAAAAAATCGAGAGTCTCGAAGAAACTGTAGATGCACAGAGAACAGCTATTCAAGAATTACAATTGCAGAATGAATTACAAGGTAAAGATATTGAATATATCAAGAATGAACAGATTGATGTAAAGTCTGATATAAAGGAAATAAAAGCAACATTAAATACTATGGCAATTGCACTTGAAAGAATTGCCGCTAAATATGATAAGGACTAAGTATGCAATCATTTAGAAATTTTTTAAAAGAAAACGAAAAGAAAAATGATAATTTTTCAAAAATGGAAGGAAATCCATTTATTTGGTTGCTTGTTATTCCTCGTTTATTGAAACTAGGTAAAGAAGAAGCAAAGAAAGATGAAATTTTAAAGAACGCCATTAAGGTCACTGAAAAGGCTATGAAAGACGTTCCAAAGAAAGGTTTAGAAGAATTAAAAGAAATTAAACCTTTCCCAATAATGGATTTGTTTAAGATGTCAAATAATTACAAAGTATTATTTGCAAATTACTACTCAGATTTTAAGAAAATTGTATGTAATTCAACAGATTCATTTACAAAGGCTTTAGAATTAGATGCTAAATTAGACGAATTGTATAATTCCCCAGAATACGAAGTATTCAAAAATAACATCTAAACGCAAGTTATATAAATAAAATATAGGTAAAGAGGAAAATCGTTATGAATTTAGAACAAAAGAAATTTGAAGAATGGAAAAGACGTCACGGAAAGCTAGACGAAGGCTTCCTAGACGGTAATGATGATTTAGAAACTGCAGATGTTCCATCTGAAGATGCAGCATCTGAAGAAGAAAAAGATTTATCAGAAGAACCATCAGAAGACGATGCTGAAGGTGGTGATGAACAACCAGAAACTGACTCAACAGAAGGAGATGCTCCAGCAGAAGAAGGTGGAGATAATTCAGGTGAAAACATGGATGACTTCGGAGAAGGTGAAGGTGAAGCAGAAACACAGACAGATGATGGTGTAGAAAAAGAAGCAGAAGATACTACCGAATTAAAGGACGTTTTAACTACTCTTACAACAGCAGTTCAGGCATTGACTGACAAGATTGATACAATGAATGCTGAAACTGGTGATGAAGGCGGTGAAGAAGCTCCTGCAGAAGGTGGTGATGACGCTGCTATGGATGATTTTGGTTCTGAAGAAGGTGGAGAAGAAGCTCCTGCTGAAGAAACCTCTGAAGGAGGAGACGAAGGCGGCGAAGGAGAAGGAGAATCTACAGAAGGTGGTGAATCAGAAGGTGGTGAAGGAGAAAGTTCTGAAGGTGGTGAAGGCGAATCCACAGAAGGTGGAGAAGGTGAATCATCAGAAGAAGCACCAGCAGATGAAACCAAGTCTGAAAACTTCAACTTCTATCATAAGAAAGGACAGCCTCTAGATGAAGATAGTGATTATATCATTGGTAAACTATACGAAGATCGTTTCGATAAGTTAGAACCATTCATCATGAGTGCATTAAAAATGAAGATTAGAAATCATATAGAAGAATATAAGAAACAGGTCCGCATGGACGCAATTTCAAAGAAACTCGAAAAATAATATAATTCATCTCTTTACATATTATTTTAACCGTTAACTCATAGTTAACGGTTTTTCTTATGTATAAATAATATAAGGAGATTTTTATGTATATAAATGAACAAGCACATACAAAACAAGAATTAGCTTTAATTAAACAGTTAAAAGAATTCTGCGCTCAGAATAATATTGAATTAGACTACGGTGGTCACATGATAAAACCAGGTAGTTTTAAATCATATAATACATTTCAAAAAGGTGCAGATTTAATTTATGATGGATATAAACTAGGAAGAATGAGTTTCCGTCAAGGTCCAAAAGGATTGACATTATTCTTAGTAGTTGAAGAATTATATGTTGATAATTCAATTAGTGAACATGTAGCAAGTATTAAGCTTATTTCAGAAAGTGATACAAGAGTAAAAACATTTGATGAATTTACTACGGCTATCTTAGAAAATCAACAACTTGTAGAAAAATTTAAAGAAATGTTGAAGAAAATTAAGAAATTCGTTGAAATAATTAACATTTAATTTTGTATATTTGTATATAGTGAGGTGAATATGAAAATAGCCGGATTGGACCTTTCAATTTCCAGCTCTGGGATTGTTATTATGGAATTGGATGACAAATTCAATGTAGTTAATATAGAACGTCATGGATTTGTCACCACATTAAAACAACAGAAATTGAGTCCTGATATGATTTACTATAATGTAAAAGATTATAGTTGCACATATCAAAGATACCAATTCTTTTGTGATTATATTTTGAAATGGTGTAAAGATTGTGATGTAGTAGCAGTTGAAGAATATGCTATGGGTAAATCTGGTGCACAAGGTTTGATATTTTCACTAGCAGAATTTGAAGGAAATATCAAAATGAGTTTATTTAGAGAAGGAAAGAAGTTAAGATTTTATCCTCCTGGAACACATAAGAAGTTTTTCACTGGTAAAGGTAATGCTGGAAAAATTCGCCCATATCAAACATATAAAGATTATAAAGGTGTTAAGTTTGATATAAGTGATTTACCAGTTGTTGTTGACGATAAGAAAGGTAATGCACCAACAAGTGACTTGATTGATGCATACGCAATATGTGAAATGTTAAGACATGAATTGGCTTTGAAAGCCAATGTAATGGAATTACATACATTAACAGTTGAACAAATACAAGCATTAACAAATTCAACAGATGAACATCCTGGTGGTTTAATTAAGTCTAATTTCGACCAA